GTGATACCATGGATAAAAAAGAAAAAGCTAAAATCAAACGAACAGAATTGACTAAACTTACAAAGATTCTGAAAAACCTGCCTCCGGATAAACAGAGGCTTTCCGAGGGGTTGAAGCAACAGGCCGCTTTTATGTATGCTACCCTGGCCGAGCTCCAGGAGACTCTGAACGAGGACGGAGCGGTGGAGTTATTTGAGCAGGGAGCCCAAAAAATGCTCCGGGAACACCCAGCTGCTAAGACATATAATGCTATGGTTAAGAACTACAACTCAACTATGAAACAATTATTTGATTTGCTGCCAGACGATAAAGGTAAGGATCCAGCTGATGAGCTTATGGACTTCGTGAAAAAGAAGGCCAGGAAATGAGCCGGGTAAAACCTAAAACCTACATTGAGGAATATTGGCAGCAGATAGAGTCAGGGCAAGTGACGGCTTGCAGGCGACTTATTCAGCAGTACCAAAAATTAATAGACGAATTAAAACACCCGCGTGATCCGTGGGTGTTTGACATTGAAAGGGCTAATCAGCCCATTGAGTTTATAGAGAGATTTTGCAAGCACTCCAAAGGCAAGTGGATCGGCAAGCCGGTCAAGTTGGAGTTATTCCAGAAAGCTAAAATACAAGCTGTTTATGGGTTCGTCCATAAAGATACCGGCCTGCGTAGATGCCGTGAAGTATTCACCTGTGTTGGCAGGAAGAATGGCAAGAGTACCGAGAAGGCCGCTACCGGCAACTATATGCTGGTGGGCGATGGAGAAGGTGGTTCTGAGGTTTATTCAGTAGCAACTAAAAAGGACCAGGCGCGCATCGTGTTCTCCGAAGCAGTGAATATGGTCAGCCAATCACCGGCCCTTAGCAAGCATGTAAAGAAAAGAAAAACAGATCTATACTTCCCAGTGACGTTTAGCAAGTTTGAACCGCTGGCCAGTGACAGTAATAGTCTTGATGGACTTAATACTCATAACTGCATAATGGATGAATTGCATGCAATTAAAGACCGTAACCTGTACGACGTTATGAAGCAGAGCATGGCCGCCAGAGAGCAGCCGCTTCTGGATATGATCACCACTGCCGGATTCGTCCGAGAGTGTATCTTTGACGATATTTACGATTATGCTTGTAAGGTTTTGGATGGCACTATTGATGACGACCGATTTCTGGCGTTCATATACGAACTTGATGAACGGTCTGAGTGGACCGACTTCCGAATGTGGGAGAAGGCCAACCCCGGACTTGGCACTATAAAATCTTACGAGGAACTGGCAGCAAACGTCGAGCGGGCCAAGCATGATCCGAACTTCTTACCTACCGTACTAACCAAGGACTTTAACATCCGTGAGACTACAGCCGATAAATGGCTGACCTTTGAGCAGGCGAATAATGAGGAGACGTTTGATATCGAGGAATTGCGCGACTGTTACGGCGTTGGGGGCGTCGACCTTTCGGCCACAACCGACCTGACCTACGCTGTCATTATCGTTATGAAGCCGGGCAGTGATAAAAAATACATAATCGGTCAGGCTTTCATGCCAGGCGATACCATTGAACAACGATCAAAAGAGGATAAAGTACCTTATGATATTTGGGCACAGCGGGGGCTAATCACTCTCTGCCCGGGAAACAAAATTGACTACCGGTATGTGACAGAGTGGTTCCAGTACATGAAAGATGAGTATGGAATAATCGCATACTACTGTGGGTATGACTCTTGGAACAGCCCGGCCTGGGTTGAGGACATGGAGAATAGATTAGGGTACAAAAACAAAAACAACCTACTGCCGGTGATCATGGGCGCCCGAACACTGAGCGCACCAATGAAGTTATTAGGGGCAGACCTATCCAGCAACAATATTGTTTATAATAATGACCCGCTAATGAAGTGGGCCCTGACCAACGTAGCAATCGAAGTAGATAAAAACGAAAACATAAGGCCCATCAAAGGCAAGCATCAGCGCCAGCGCATAGACCCAGCGGTGGCTTTGCTTATTGCATATACCGTGTTACAGAACAACCTGGAGGACTATAAAGGACTTATAGGGTGGTGATGGATTGAAACGAAGAAGTTTATTCCAGATGATGTTCGGGCGGAAGCCCCGGGCTGACACGATTTACAATCAGTTGAAGATGCTTAACGGCTATAATGCGGTGTTCACCACCTGGGGCAACGATCCCTATTCTACGGATGTTGTACGCAGTGCAGTGGACGCTATTGCCAGAAATGCCGCTAAGCTCAAGCCAAAACACATCAAGCGGGTGGGGAAAGAGATCCAGCCGGTAGCGGGGCAGGTGGAGCGGGTCCTGCAAGTGCGGCCGAATCCCAACATGAGCACATTTGACTTTTTGTATAAGATGGTCACGGCCTTGATGATCGACAACAACGCCTATGCTTATCCGGTATGGGAGGGCCCGACGCTCAAAGCGATCTGGCCGGTGGTTGCCAGTCAGGTTGAGTTCATCGAGGCGCAGGGCGGGCAGATAGGGATCAAATTCTGGTTCGCGGATGATAGCATTGTCTTGCCCTATGATGAAATTATTCACCTGCGGCGGCACTTTTACAAGAACGACCTGCTGGGCGAGAGCAATAAATCAATAAACAACACCTTGGAGGCCATACACACAACCAACGAGGGCCTAGGGCAAGCAGTCAAGACATCCGCCAGCCTGCGAGGAATACTCAAGTATCAGGGCATATTGAAGGAATCTGACATTAAGGCCAACCGGGACAGGTTCGTTGAGGAATATCTTGTGGTTCAGAACAATGGCGGTGTTGCGGCCTTGGACAGTAAAGCCGACTATACCGAACTGAAAAGCCAGCCATTAATGGTAGATGCCGCCCAGATGAAGGAATTGCGAGAGAACATTTATAGGTATTATGGCGTAAATGAAAAAATCATTACCGGCGGCTACAGTGAGCAGGATTGGGACTCATTTTATGAATCAACCCTGGAACCGCTGGCTGTGCAGATGAGCCTGGAGTTCACCAGCAAGTTATTCACAATGGGGGAGCGCGGCCGAGGCCATGAGATTATATTTGAAGCTAACCGCTTGCAGTATGTGTCAACTAAGACCAAAGTGCAGATGCTCAAGGACCTGGCGCCGCTGGGACTATTCACCATCAACGAAGGCCGGGAGATATTCAACCTGGCTCCAGTAGACGGAGGAGACAAGCGCATCCAAACGCTCAATGTAGTTGATGCCGGCAAGGCCAACCAGTACCAGTTAGGAGAGGAGGAGGATCCAGTTGACGATCCAGATACCTAAGAGAGAAGGAAAGGAACTGCGGTTTGCAGACCTTAGTCCGATTATAACCGAAGAAAACCAGATGATAGTCGAGGGCCGGGCGGTAGTATTCAACCAACCAACGGTCCTTTTTAAGATGGATGGCAATGAGTATCATGAGGTAATCGAGCCGGAGGCGCTGGATGAGGCCGACATGCGGGACGTCGTTTTTCGCTATAACCATAATGACAACCTTTTTGTTATGGCCCGTACCCGGGGCGGCAGTTTGGAGTTGACCAAGGATGCCGACGGACTACTCATGAGGGCTAAACTGTTTGACATTCAGCAGGCAAGGGACTTGTACACGCTGATTAAAGCGGGGGCTATTGACAAAATGTCGTTTGCCTTTACCATCCGCGAGGAGTCCTTCGATAAAGAAACCCGGACCTGGCATGTCCGCAAGATTGACAGAGTATTTGATGTGGCTGCTGTAGACCAACCGGCTTACGACGCCACTTCAATATCCGCGCGAAAAGTCCTTGATCTGGAGAGGGAGAGGATGGCAGCCCTGGAGAGGGCACAGGAGCTGGAGAGCTTCAACGCGAGGAAAAGAGCCCTGTTGTTAAAGACCCTAACATATTAAGGAGGTTGAAAAGATTGAAAAGAATAGATGAAATTGAAGCCCGGATGCTTGAAATCCGCAGTATCTTAGAAAGTGATGCAACCGATATTGATTTAGATGCTTTAGAAACCGAACTCCGCGACTTAGGCGACGAAAAGGCCCAGATTGAAAAACGGCGCAGTATGTTTGAGTCCATAAACATTCAGCCGAGGAAAGCTGACCCGACTCCCGACCCCTCACAGGAACAGGAGTTTCGCGACTTTGGCGAGTTCTTGCAGACTGTAAAGTACAACCCGCACGACCAGGCTTTACGGGCCAAAGAAATGAGCGATAAGACCCAGAAACGCTTTATGAATATGGGATTTGGTGCGAATGGTGGCTTCATAGTTCCCGACCAGTTCAGCAACCAGATAAAAATGGTTGACGATCAGGCTGCGATATTCCGTCCCCGCGCTCAGGTTATCCCTGCTGGTGATCCGCCCGATGCAGCAATTACCATCCCGGCACTCGACCAAGGCGGTGCCAACGGCGTTTACGCTGGCGTTCAGGTAACATGGATAGCTGAAGGAGCGCAGAAACCCGAAACCGAACCGGCGTTCCGTGAAATCCGGTTAGAGCCCAACGAAGTAGCCGCCCATGTGGTA